CCCTCGACTTTACGTTAGGGGTTCCCTATTTCCATTTAAGAAGGTATTACGTGATTATTACTCACAACCTTCACCTCATATACTTAGGCTGTACTCTACTCCCCTAAATTAATAAGGTTTCGATAGTCTCTGAACTTTGATCTTTAGTTACCTAAAGATCCTTAGCTGCGGATTTTCTCTATTGTTAACGTTATTACCATACCTACAAGCGTTATCTTGTAGAGTTAAATATTATCACTAATACTAACGGTAGTCAACACCTTACGAGAGTTCCCCGACAATTAAAGGAATTTTACTATCAATATTTCTATTGAAAAGAACCAAAAAATTGTTTAAAAACAACAACATAGCTCTTCTGCCATTATTTGTCCCTTTGACATCATTTGAATAAGACCGCGCTGCGCTCTTTTCATGTCTTCAGAACCTACTTTGAGTGCTGTACCAAACATACTCAAACTTTCAAATAATGATTCTTGTTCACCTTGAGTTATTTTACCCTTGGCTGCAAACTTAAACTTAACCCATGCATCTGTTGTATCACCAAGGCTCAAACCCATTCGATCAACGATACCGTTAAGAAATATCATATCCTTTTTAGAAGCTTCTACACTACCACTAGCTGCTAACATTGCAGCTTCGTAACCCTGAAACTGTTGTCCAACACGCTTAATAGCAGTAGTACCTTCAAACAACGCAAATAAGCTCACATAACTTCTCACCATGTTACGTGTACTATCACTCAATCCATTTTGCACAACAGCTAATGATCTTAATGAACGCTTCATTTCCCTTGTGGATGTTCTCATTTGTGCAGCAACTTCTTTTATGCCTTCTGCACTTCCCATGTTAATTTGCTGTTTTAGCTTTTGTTGGTACTGTGCATGTCTTGCAGGAGCTTTTTCTTGCATATCTCTTGCAAACTGTGTCCTTAAAACAGCATTAGCTTTTTCTTGCAAACGTTCCTTTAATCTAGCATTACGTTTTGCTAAGGCTTCCTCTTCCTTATAAAACTGCCTCATCTTAGCAATCTTAGTATCTTCTTCCTTGATTAACTTTTTAACAGCTTGTTTTGTACGGGCAATATCTTGAGTGGTATAAGCTTTCTTATCTGCAGCCTTCTTATCTAGGGCAATCTTAGCTAAAACTACACTTCTATCATAAACAGCTTTCTCATCAGCAATACGTTTTTTATTTAAGGCGTTTGCTACAATATTAAATTCTTTCTCGGCTTTACTTTTTGCATCGCTTGCTTCTTCTGCCATTTGCAGATAAAAAGATTTCATCTTCTTCAACGATGCATCTTCATGACCAATGATCTTATTAACAGCTTGTTTTGTTGCAGCAACTTTCTTAGAGTAAGCAAGTTTTGCTAAATCAACACCTCTCTTATAATTAGCTTCTTCTTGCGCTTGCATCCTTTTCTTGCGAGCTGCTTCCACTTTCTCAAACTCTTTCCCTGCTTCAACAACTGGTTTGAAAGGATTACCCGCTGGTTTAGGCTTACCTTGCATCTTCATTATCTTTTCAAGCTGCTTCTCATACTTGTTTAATATGCTTAGTCCTTTCTCAGCATCTTTTGTATCAAGTTTCAGCCCAATGAAGTATTCTTCTATAAAATTCTTCGCCATATATATATATTTCCTATACCCCTAATCTTTAGGGGCTGTATCTAAGTAATAGGCACTCTCATAATCTTCCTTGATTGCCATCTCTTCTTCAAATTTAAGAAACTCCCTCATACTCATTTCATTTTCAACATAGGAATAAGGTATAAGATAGTTTTTGGCAACATACCTTGCTAATGTATTTATACGTGTATCAATATTTGTCAGAGAAGAAGTGTTTTTTATCTGGTTCTCAACTTTTAAGCGGTTGTGATTAGATCCAGTGTCTTTCCTGTTAATGATCGGAGAATACCGTTTTCCGTAAAAAGGCTACTAAAGTTTACCTCAATACAGAACATCAACAATTCATTCATGGTGGTAATACCATCTTTATGTTCACAAAACTCTTCCAAGTTAAATGCTAATACAGTACCAGTTGTCGGATCTTTGTACGTAGCTCCAACTAACATTTTCTCAAATAAATCCCATAAGCGTTCATCACTAAGTTTCTCAGCAACATGCTTGAACAAATCTTTGAACATAGTGCTCTTTGTTTCATTGAAAATATCTTCTGCATCCTTGGTCTTTTCATCCATCATACCACCCATAATAGGAAGTATAATTTCAGCAATTAAACCTTGAGCCTTAAACTTATCCCTTACCTTAAGTTGTTTAACTGTAACTACATAACTAAGGTCGTTGATTTTGAATGTTTTATCTTCTGCTGCCATTTTATCTCTCTTTAAAATAGAAAAAGCACCCGCCCATTGAGTCGGGGAGTGCTTTTATTGTTATTATTATATTATGCTAATAATGCTTGTGTGATCTGTGAACGTAGTTCTAAAGCTGTTGATACGGCTTTATTGGTTTTATCAAAACCTTCTGGTGCAGGAACATAACTTACTTTGTTAATAGAGAACATGTATTCACGACTCTCTGCTTCACCACCAAAGTTTTGGTCAGGCATCTTTTGTAGTTCAACACCTTCCAACACAGTGTTATTACCACCAGACGGGTCTGTTAATGTTAAAGATAAGTCAATCTCTTTATCAGGATTAGCATCGATAACATTTTGAATTGCTGCCATTTGGAACGCGAAATCATTGTTCTGTTGTTGAACAGCGATTGTCATAGAGCCTGTACGGTCAGCGTTAGTTGATTTTGCCACTATACCGTCTGCAGCTACTTGTAAAGCTTTATTCTCAGCATTACGTGAAATAGAGATTGTATCCCAGCCTGTTAATACAAGTTGCCCTGCTAACGTAAGCTTTACTCTCTCTGAACTATATACTTTTGCCATTATTATTTTATCCTATTATGCAGGGCGATCAAGATTACCAGTGATTGAAACAAGGTGGATAGCATCTTTAAGATAAGCTTCAAACTGTACACTGTTAAGTAATGCACTTTGACGTTGTGAAGCAGTTATTGTACTTAATGCTGGGGTAGTTACCGTAAACCCACTATCAATATCATTTTTAGGGTAGATAAGGTTCCAACCATCTTCATTGGCAAAGAAACTTAAAGTCTTGTTGATACGACCACGGATCTTAGCAAATGAATCTTCATCCCAAGTTAGACGACCAAATTTCTGTGAAGTTAATAATTCTGTTTCTGCAGCTTCTATTTCAATCTGCATTGCATCCTTACCAACTACATTCATTGCATACTCACCACTTGCCATACGACCACCACCATCTTTACCAGTAGTGATAACTGTATTTAAACGTTGAGCTGCTGTACTACCAGATACTTTAGTTTTAGCGTAGAAGTTGATACCGTTAGCTTTAAGATTAGCAATCTGGGTTGCTGTTAGGTTTTCACCGTCTGCAGTCTTAGATACCTCAAAACCATCTACACTTTGATTAGCCATTGTAATACCAAGTTCAAAACGAGGTAATGCTGAAGCCCACTCTGCTACTTCTGGGAATTGGGTTTCTGCTTGATGATGATAGATAGGGTATACATCTAAATAACCATTATCTTCTATTAATGTCTTAAATGTACCTGTAGCAGCACCTGTGTAAGCATCTGCCTCTGCTAGTGAAACAGCATATACAGCAAATCGTGCTGCGGCTTCTTCTGCTAATGATGCAACATAAGTGCTATCTTTAACATCTGTTGTAATAACATACCAATCATCATCTGCTAATGCGATAGAGTTTAGTTCGTCTGCTGCTGTGTTTGCTGGTACATTAGGGAAAGACTCTTGTAAGTTAACAAGACCACCAACTGTGAACCAATCACCAGATACAGCGTGAGATAAGTGTAAGGTTGCATCAGCACCAACACCAACTTTAGTTGCTGTAACTTTAGCTGCGATATCAGCTTCTGCTGTAATAGCTGCAATAAGTGCATCTACAATAGTTTCTTGTGTTGGAGTACCTACTGCAGTGTGGCTAAGAGTTACTTCTGCAGCCGCATCTTTAGCGTTTAGAGTGATGCTATATTCTTTACCTACTACAGGATCTAAAGGAGTAATGATAGAGTCGGTTTCAAAACGACCTACTTTAATTTGATCAATAGTGATCTCTTGTGAAAAGGCATTACGCAATGCATTATAAATGGTTGAATCTGTTGCAATACCATCAGCAACCATACCATCTACGTCTTCATAAATACGAGTACGTTCTGGAAAGTAGTTGTGGCGAGCAATAAAGATCAGTTTTTTGTAGCTTGGACGGGCTACCGTGTTAGAGCCAAAACCGATATCGGCATTAACTAGTTGTACTGATGACATTATATTTTCCTATAATTGTTGTTGATTATCCTAGAGAAACTCCGCCCACATGGAGCAGTGTACTATCTGAATTAATATCTGTAATTGTGTCAATATTTTCTTGACGAAACTCTCTAATTAAACTAAAGTAAGCATCAAATGAACATGTATCTTGAGAAACATTATTTATGAAAGCATTAGCTTCCACAGGGTTAGAGGTTTGTGTAAAAGCACACTCATCTCCATATTCCATCTCTATTAAGTTCTGGTAATCTTGTACAGAGAATGCCTGACATAAACTAGAAGCTATATCATCAACACTATCTGAGGGTATACCAAATATTTTAATATTGACTCTTGCTACAACAGGTGTAGTATGAACATAATCATAAGTCCCATCTGGAGCTTCATCCATGTACCTATCTATCACTGTTGTTAAATCTTGCTGTTGTGCCTTATCCACCATAACGAATGGGTAGTCTGGGGCACTGACAACTGTACCATCTTGTGTAGTCTCTCTTGCCAATATTACACTTGGTGAAGAAACTATCACTGTATCAATCTTTTCTTTATATGTTGATAATTTTGATGGTATGGCGGTTTGGATCATTTTCTTTACAGCAAGCTCTAGTTTTCTACCACTTATTTCACTAGCCACTCATCTTATCCTTCCTGTAAAATAACCCTAGCCAATGTTGAGGTATATCAGACATAGCATGACCTGTAAAATCTGCTAGATCCACACAAGCAAATGTGTTACCATTGTACTCAAGTTCATCAGCTAAAGTTTCGTTAAGATCATCTGTTGTATAAAGTCTTTCTTTTGAATACACCATTATACCATATAACGAAGACATACCCTCTGGTGTTCTAAAGATGTTATCTCCATCACGGTATGGTTGGATATTGCAAGTTATTGGTATAGGGTTTTTCTCTATGACAGGAACACCATTTTCATAGTACAATGAGTTTGGATCTGATCTCATGATAGTTTCTGATCTGTTAAATAAGTTTATCATCTGGTGACCACCTCCATTGTAATAGAAGTTTTGTAGGCAAAGTTATCACGAAGTTCTTTTGTATCGATCAATGGTGTTGGGTT